ATGTCGCTAGGTTAGCAGGCATATTCCCGGCTTCACTGGCTCCGCTAATTCGTGCTGTTTTGAATTGGTCAACCATTATCCTGGCTCCTCGCTTTGAATCCTGCGTGCGGACGCTCGAATATAGGCATGTTCACGCACCAGGTCGGCCTCTGCGACATCTGACTTGGTCTTCCAAATTTGAGCCCGCGAATCTTCAATTACATAGACAGTCGCAAACAGGAGCACACGCCACAACAGAACTTCCCATGCGTTGTCTGTGAAGACATTCTCATTGTTGGGCGAACTATCGGCGAGGTCAGCTAAGACCTTGTAGTAATCGCGGTGCATCGTGTAAACATCATCCGGCGTCGGCCCAAGAATTACTTGGCCACCCCACAGCGTATAGTTGATAGGCTCACTATAATCTGCCGAGGTCTCACCGCCATAGGTGGCATCAAATTCGTCCTTTGGCAGATACTTCACCCAAACGACTGCATTGTCGTCATCCAGATACCAGATGGGCGAACCGTTAGCATCTCCATGTGTTTGAAATCGCACAAAGCCGGTCGGGAAATCATACCCATTAGTTCCCGCTACAGTCGGAAATGTGTCTGAGGTCTCACCGAACCAGAGCGTGTGGTTCCGCATAATTTCGCGTTGCGCCATGTTTATGAGGTCGCCACGCACGGTGTCCGCCACCCGATTCGTGTTGACCTGCAACCAGTCTCCGATAGAGGCTTTTAGTTGCTCGAATGTTTTGCCCACAGTCTATTTCTCCGAGTCCGGAATCAGAGCATCAATAGTCGGCTGTGTGTCACCTTCTCCCAGTTGAAGACTCGCACTCGTGACGGTATCACGTGTCACCCTGCCCTTTGTTGCGGCAGGAACCATAGAAGGGTCAGAGACACACTTGATCTGATTCCCAAACATACGGTGTGTCTCCACTCTAAGTATTTGGTCTTCATTGCTTGTCGTGAACATGCCGTTCACAAACTTGACGCCACCTGATAGCCTCAACCCGGCAAACTGAGAACAGAAATATGTTTTAACTTTCCCATTTCTGGTCATGGACACATCCTCCTTAATAGCCCATGTAAAAGACTCGGCCTGTTCGGCCGTTCACATCAGCGGCATCTGCATCTATCGCTGGGCCGTCTGTCTCATTGTTGTTGTCTATCTGATAGACCCGCACCGCCTCATTCTCAATATCCCAAATCAACGGATAGCCACCAATAAGCGATTGCGGCAGTAGAAACAGAATGCCGTTCAGGTGTAGGTCAGCAGCATCAATCGCCCATTCCGGCCCACTCGAATCAAATGTGATGTCCACATAGCCCATCTTGTAAACGCCAGTGAGCCGTTGCGGTATCTGCTCCTGATTCGAGAATGTGAGCGCAGCATATGCTCTGTCGCTGAATTCGAGAGTGCATACTATAACCGCAAACAAGCACAAGAATAGGAAACCCGCAAGTATCTTCTTCAACATTGTCCGTATCTCCTTTATTGGAGTGTAGGGCGTCAGCTACAGGCTAACGCCCATTCTCCTTTCGTAGCTACAGGGGTTTACGGGGCCAGAGCCGAACAGTTCTTCAAAACACCGTGGTTCTGCTCAAACTGAAGTTCCAGACCGCCATAGGTCACAAACTCGTCAACCGTGACGTGTTTGCCGTCCTTGACCACATCCTGCCTGAAATGAGTGTCAAGGCCCTTCAAGAAGCGATACCGCAGATTGCCGGTATCCACCACAACACCCCAATCATCCAGTACCGTGGACTCAGAGAACAGCGGATGCGTCCACAGGTCGAGCGTGCCGTGGTACGTCTCCCACCGATTGACCTTGATACCGAATGCCTCGTCAGCCGGTTTCATGTTCATGTTCGCGTTTGTGCGCACGAGCTTGGCGACGACATTCACGACTTGGTTGCCACAGAAGCATATCTTCTGTTTCGAGCCGGTCTTGAATATGTCAGACAGGAAATCCTCAAAGGCGTCAATCGTGACGAGATCCTCGAAATCGGTTACATTTGTGCTGGCGAAATAGTTGATTCCACCAGTCGTGTACGTCGCGGCGTTTGAGGTCGTGCTTTTCACTTTCGTCGAGAACATGTATGCCTTCTCCTGACGCATCCCATGAACAAGATTCGTTTCGCGCTTGAGTTCCTTATACTGATTGCCGGTGCGAACATATGTCGCGGCAGCCATATCGGAAATCTTGATCGGGTCGCGGAAACACTCGATATAGTTCGTTACCGTATCCGGCGCGAACGAAATCGAGGTCGGTATATCCGCATTTTCGGCGTTGGCCATGCCGACAATAGTCAACTCATCTCCGACAAGGCCTGCCGCCGCGGTCGAACCTTTGGCGCGAGAGACGGTGAGCGTGCTAAACGGAGTTGAGGGATCGGCAGTCACCCACATGACTTCATTCGCTCGCGGATTCCATACGGCATCACCAGTACGGAACTTATTCGCTTCTCCGGTTGTAACCGTGATGTCAGTGTCGTTGTCATCATAATTAGCAGCTACGAGCGTGCGTTGTGATGGGATGAGCTTCTCAAAGTTAGTGAACTCGGGATCGTCGGTCATCTCGCTCTTGAGTTTCGAGAGCAAGCCAGTCAACGACGCCCGTCCATTCGGCTCCTGGAACAGGATCGCTTCCCGATACTTAGTCGGGCGTTCCGCAGCCGACAGATGTCCAGTTAATCTTACTCCTACGATAGCCATTATTCGGTTCTCCTAATTAGTTAGGACAACCCAAGCATCTCCCACACGTCCGCAGCCTCATCCGAAGGAGCCGCAACAGGGCCGGGTCTCGAAGAACCAGTCACCTGTACGGTTGCCACCTTCCGAGCTTGCGCCCGTTTCTTGGTTTCTTCCTCTTGCCGCTTCGCCTCTTGGACTATCGGAGAATAGAGTTTGTTGAAGAACATCTCCATCATTTCCGTGTCCATAAGTTGCGGGTCGAGGTTCGGATACTTCTCGGCAATCCGGTTGAGGAAGTCTTCTTTTGCCTCTGCCTTTTGGAGTGCGACATAATCGCCTCCTTTGGCAATAAGGCCGTCAACTGATTTATCGAGGTTCCCGATGACCGCTGAAACGGTCGAGCTTTGCTGCCGACTAGAGAAGTCTCTTATGAGTTCCGCCTGTTGGCGTCCGATCCGAATAACGGCATCCCGCAACAATAGAGCTTGTGCGCTCCACTTTGGGAATGCCTCCGCAAATTCGGGCTCAACAAAACCTTTTTCCGCCAATGCCTTCACCTGTGGTTCGTAATGATGCACTAACTGGTCAGGCGTCCACTGCGGAGTCGTGGGTTTTGTATCGGTCGGCTTCGGTTGCGTTTCCTGTCCCTTCAATTTTTCAAGAAGTTCGACATACCTCTTCTGAAGATTCGGGAACTGCTCCCTTGTCTGGAATGCCGCCAGAATTTCTTCGGCAGTGAATTCCTTATCGCCAACCTTGAGCTTTTCAGGCACAACTGACTTCTCTTCCGCCTTCTTGGCGGCATCTGTTTCCGGCGTAGGCTTGGTCTCCGGCTTCGTTTCTTGTGCCGGTTCCTCTACTGGCAAATCAAGCATATCGCCGACATCAGCCGCCTCCTCAACGGAAGGCGCAGGCTGCGTCTGTGTGTCTGTGCTTGTAGTTGTCTGTGTTTCTTGGATGTCAGTTTCTACATTTGGCATTTGGTTTCTCCCCTCGTGCTCCCGTACGGACAGGTCAGCTTATCGCTCCCATCTCTACAGGTCGGCATTTGGTCTTTGTGCTCCTTACTTCTTTGTTTCCCTTACGACTTCGGCTCGCGGCTTCGGTTCCACGTCGGCCTTACGCTCTTACAGAACGCCCAAGATTGCCCTTACAATACGGGTTCTTGATTGCGTGAAGCGTTCTCCAAAGGAGCTAATTGCCTAAATATTTCCTGCTTGCGTCGTTCCGATTGCTTTATCAAAATATCCGGCTTCGTGATTATCGCTTCTAACGCTTGCGCTCGGACGACAGCCACAAGTGGTTGTCGCTCTTCCTTGATATTGCAACTATTGATTGCAAGTTCTTTATCGCCACGGAGTTCATCCAGAATCCGTAACCAACCCGGATGCTCCTTGAGTTCACGCATGCTGTCTAACGTGAAGTTCAGGTCTCGAATTTCTTTTTCCTGTGTCGTATTCAGTTGAACCATTACTCTGTCCTATGCCGCCATGCGGCGCTGCATCGCCAGTGGGTCTAATTCAGCCGGAGCCGGAATGATGTTTCCGGCCTGTGCCTCTTTCTGTATCTGTTCGTCTGGTAACACCTGCACTGGCGCAGCCATTACGGTCATATAGAAATCTTTGATATTCTTGACGCCCAATGCTTTGGCCGCCTCATTGACCATCTTTCGTATATCGAGCACGCGCCCTTGAGCATCCGGCTGAAACAGTTGCGGTATCTTCGGGATAACCATAAGCATCGTCATCCATGTGTCCGCAAACCGTGTCGGGTCTGGCGGCATACTGCCAGTATTGGCAATGTAATCAAAGTTGCCTAGTATATCTGTGCGCTTCAAGAATCGGCGTGGGTCGCCGAAGTCGGTTGCCTGCTCGCCCACGATTCGGTAATAGCGGTCAATTGTCGTGAATTGTTGCCGATTCAAAATCATACGCTTGACCATTTTCTGTATGGCCATTTCATCTATGACCTGAGCCGTCATACCAATGCGGCGTTCTTGGCCGAATACCACGCGCTGTATCTCGCCAAGTGTCCGCTTGGAAGGCATCTGTTGGCCGATGTTCATATCATTCAAGGCGGCCATTTCCTGTGCCATCTGCGTTAAAAGCTGAGTCATCTCAAGGTGTCCTTGCGTCATATCGAGTATTGGCACCTGCTTCATGAAAACGGTCGGGTCAACCTGTCCTTGAGCAACCAACTTTTCGCCTTCAGGTGTCAGTCGGTAATGACCAGCGGCATTCGGTTTCTCGACATCCGTCATCTCAAGATAGGTCGGACTGATAATAGAGGCATTGTTTATTTGGCGACGCGTATTCGCAATGTGTGAATTCACATACCAATCAGCAACGCGCTGCATCGCATCCAAATTTTCGATGACACCTGGATTAAAAAGCGTGTGCGGGTCATAATTCGATTCTCCGATCGAGTAAGTGAACTCACCATGATCATTCGGCAATGGATGCGCCCGGATTATTAGTTCTTCACATGCACGCGTGAAACACCAAATCTCAGGGTCGGAGCTCTCAGACAGTTTCCATTCTCGTGGAATCAGTTTCCATTGCATATGGTCAAGATCGTAAAAGCCACGGTCTTTTTCGTCGGCAGTCTCCCCTAAAGAAAAGTCGTTCAGGTTATTGCGTGAACGTGACCGCTCGGATGTAGTTCGCGCGCGATTGTGACCGCTCAATGCCCTCATATCCTCAAGATTGAAATACGGGCCATTCGGCATTTTCTGCTCGAGTAGATTCAGGTATCCACGAAAAACCGTATGCCCAATGAACTCCATCTGCTCGATGCAGGACATCGGAACTCTTGGGTCAGGCCAGAACCAGAACGGGTCAAGTGTCGTAAACTTATTATATTCCGTGGTTGTTCCAAACTGCCTTATTACTGGGTCAGGCGGTTTCATGCTGGGGAACAACATCCGCCCAATCTTGGCGATGCCCGAAGCTATTGGCGATTGCAATACCGGATTCGGAACATATGACCAACCCTTTTTCTCATACCATTCATCATAACCGACAGCGAGACCATATTTATCGGCATCTTGGCATAGACCGAGAAGGAACAAAAAGCCTGACATCTCGCGCCAATCGTAGGCAGTAACAAGTTCCATACCCTTGGCCGCTGGAATGTCTTCGGTTCCGGCACCCTCCAACTGAATAACCGGATTCCGGTTTGTGAAAATATTCATGAGGCCGACCTGTCGAGTAGCCGCCAAAGTATAGGATAACGGAACACAGATGCCGCGCTCGAATGGATGTTCTTTCTTGGTGGTTGAGGTTGTGCCGTCAACCTTTATCGCTTTCTGCGAAAGATTAATGTAACAACGAACATGCTCGTCAATACGATCCCAATCGTCATATCGTTTCGAGATATGCTTTTCTGAAAGATTGATTCGAGAGGTGATAGCATCCAGAATCTTCGCATGCAGGCGTGTGCCTTTACGCATCCTCACTTCTATCGGCTGATCCATTAACTGGATCGTCGCGTCATCCGGTATCTCATATTCTGATGCACCCGCCAATTCCACGGTATCAGGCATTGTTATTCCCCTTGACCAAATAACCAGACATTGACTGTGCCGGTTACAGCAGCCGGAGTCATTGCCTTTACCCACCGATAACGACCCGTCACTTGCGTAATCGTGTTTGTCGTGATATTCGAGCCTATCTGTGTGCCGTCGCCGGTCGGTGTGGTCGGTTCGTTGCTACCACGTAATTGAACTGTGGCAGACGTGATGCCGGAAGTCTCAACACTGAATTCACCCAGGCCGCGCACCTCGAGCCATACACCAGGAGCCGCGTCCTCACAGTCCTCAAGAAGCGTGGCCGCCACCGCATAGTTACCATTCGGTAGCCTGAGAACGTCCACGTCATAGGTATAGGCGGCCTCGACTGCGTTATCTTGCGTCGGCGTAATGACCGTGAAGACCATCACGAGTAACGCAACCGCGAGAACACCAAGAATAAAACCAAATGTCTTTTCGTCCTTAGTTCTGTTGGGCATGGATTTTCTCCTGTCTTAATTTCCTGAGTTCATCTACACAATCGCCGCAAATCAACGGCTGATTATGCGGTGGTTGATCCGTTAATATTGAACAACCGCAATGACCGCAGCTCACATATTCGCGCCGTGGCAATGTCAATAGCCGGTCGCCCTCATGATTCATATGCTTCGGATTCATCTCTTTCCAGAAATTGATTTGGCGTGTGCAAGCGTGGCATAGAACCGCCTGCGGATTCGCTGAACCGACAATCTCCATACAGGGCGTATTCTCTTTGCCACAACAGATACACGTACCCTCTTTCGCAAACAGATGAAATAATGAACTCGGCGTGGTTGAGTCGTTCAATTCAAGTCCCCCAGTAGTTGACCAAAACTCCATTCCCGGTGTCGTTTCTTCGGGTTGAATTGTAAATAATCGCCGGAGATGATGCCGACTCCACCGGCAAACGCATCGCCAGGGTGCGACCATTTATCTTTGACGGGCTTATCACGAATGACTTGGCCAGATGGTGACTTGAAATAGTGCCAGCCACCATTCAATGCCCGAATCAATTTACGGCAACCAACCTTGTCTATCTGTACCCACCGCTTATCTTGGAGCCAGCGATTGAGCGCCGATTTCGCGCATTCTCGCGCGCCCGGCCATTGGAGAGCATCATCGAACCGGCCCCCCAGTTCTTCCTCGATGATGTTGTAAGCTGTAATCTCGTTTGCCTGTGACCTGATCTTACCCGATGGGTCAGGCAGATGATAAAACGATAATGGCTTCCACGGATACCGACTCACAAACAGAGGCTTGATATAATCTCTGATCAATCGCTCAACGCCAATATCGTCGCCAACGACTGCATCGAAGAAATGCAGATGTCCGCTTGGAGTAATCTGAGCAATCAGGCAAGTGGGATTCAAACCGAAGTCCCACATCATAATAAGTTCGCCGCCCTCGAATGGAGTAAGTGGCTCTTTCGCCACATGCTGAGACTCGATGAATTCAGATGTGACTGCGACACCAAGCTGGACTGTGCCCGGTTTGCCTTCCAGTAGGCGTCGAGCAAGGTCAGGCCGATTCTTTAGTGCGCGTTCCCATCGTTCGCGGATACCTTTCGGCAAGAACGGATTCTCGCCCTTCTGTATCTCGAAGAATCCACTATCAGGAACCGGATCGAGAACAAACCGTTTCCATGTCCAGTGGTCTTCATCTGGGTAGTTCTCTGTGATTTGCC